GCTCGTACAAATCCAGCAAGCTTGTTACCAAGTGCGATGTCATCCGGTGTGGTCTCTTCGCGGTGGATTCTGGCTCCGATCTGCTCGATCCAATTCAATGTGTTTTCCATAATTCCTCCTAACTGAAATTCAGTTCCCCCATAAGGCTTTGGGACGGTCTTCCGGGATCTGATGCGCGTCGCAACCCGACCCAGATTTCGCGTTCTAGCTGAGCTTATCGTGGACCTGAGCGATGAGTCAAGAAGATACGCTTGATGCCTCATGCCTGTGGATTCAAGTTCCACTATTAGGTAACGTAATTTCTTAATTGCCGACTTGTGCTGTCTAGACATGCCTACTCGGATATGGGTCAAGGGTGAAAAAACGGTGTCTCGAACGTGAGGGTCTAGATCCTCCGACTTTTTGTTGTGATTAATTGCCATCCGCAGAAGAACTGCCCGAACTTGAGGGTGCAGGAAACTAGCCGGAGACGATAGGATTTCGGAATCGGTTGCGCCATCGATCAGCTGATTTGGAATAACAGGCGATTGGCGAAGGGCTTCTTTCTCTGAGCCAAGCATGCCCCATCGTTCCTCAATCATATCGATCAACTGCGCATGGGCATATCCTCCCGTTACAAGCCCTTGGCCTGCGAGTGCAATATTCCTTGCACATGCATGGGCGTTTAAGTAGTCGCCGATCAGTGATGGAGCGGACGGGTGGACGATTTCGGTCACCATCTCTCGGAAACCCAGAATTGGAGATGTGACGCCGATCCCAGTGTCCTGTGAATTGAATTCGCCCTTTACAGCTGATATCATTTCCTTGACTAAGTTGGGTAAAACACTGACCATGGTTAGTCCAGTCCTGCGAACCACTCTCACCAACATGAGATATACTCGTGCAACCATTTGGCGCATGCCTCTTGTAAGCACATCATCAGGCGATTTAGGATTGGGCTGATTCAGAAGCGTGCTGTCGTCAGATGTCACAAGAATGTGCGTCATACAGTCAACTTCTATCCCTGAAATTGTGATGTCAACCAGATCTACTGCGTCAACCGAAACACAGATGCCACCAGCATGCAATAACGAGCTTGAATGGTGTGACATACCCTGGCCCATGTGGTGAGAGGTGCAGTACCAGACTAGCTTGTCACTCCCATCAGTTCCAATACTAGGCATGCTGCTCATCCAAGAAATGGTTTCTGGAGCGGACGACAGGGTTTCGATGTGTGCACACATCTTATTGAGCTCAGGCATAATGCATGTCGACAGAACCATTCGGCGATGTGCCAGCCTGGCATACACAATACTACTCCACTTCAAGTGCATGGATGCTGTCCCCAATAACACCAGCATGATTGCAATAGCAAAATTGGACATGTTGGGACCATAGCGGCTGGCATCAGAACTCTGTATTCCCCCCCGCCGGGGCGAGAGATGGTGTGCCCGATCAGAAGACGGCTTATTCGGCACCGAGTCGTTAAGATAGGCCAAACCGGTCGGCACTC